AATGATCTTTCATCAAGGTCACGTCTAGCCGCTTCAATTTCTTCTAGTGGAACGTTGCCACCATCAATGGTTGTGAACTGAAAGCTCTTCCACTGTGAGCTTTTGCTCTCCATCATGTACATGTCATGTGCCCAGTTACTGAAGCCCTTGGGAGTTCCAATGAACATAGCACCACCCTGCTTGTCAGCAAGTGTAGGACGAAGAACTTCAAACCAAGCAGCTGAGTCCATTTCTGCAAACTCATCCAACACTAGATAGTCCAGACCCACTCCACGTAGGCTGTCTGCGTTGTCTGCGCCCTTTAATTGTATGGTAGAATTGTTTTTCAGCAATATGGTTAATTCTGATTCGTTAATTTTTTTAGCCCAACGAAGATCTATGAGCTTCTTTTTTAATTTCGTCCAAGCAATCATCTTAGCCTGGCGATAGGTTGGCGCTACATACCATACATCTCTATTAGGTTCTCTTGCATTCCTACATAATTCGCGTATTGCTAGGTGTGTTTTGCCAAAGCGACGTCCCGCTACAATTACTTTGAAGCGTGTTTCTGCATCAACTATTTGTTGTTGGGCGTTGCTAAGTGCCATTATAGGTATCTGTCCTCTACCTTGATTCTAAAGCGTCTTTTATCAATGTCAGAGTCTGAAGTTGTTACTGTGCAGGTCACTGTGTAGAGTTCACCTGCTTTGCCACCACTTAGTTCTACATAGGTAACATTGCCACCCTGTATGCCCTGCGAGACTATTACCAATGGTGCTGTGTCACCTGTGATAGTGCTCACAGCGTAAGAACTAGTAGCAATGGTGTTGCCAGTGGCTAACCATTCAGTACCCCAGTCCATTGAATAAACTAATGTTGCGCCAGGATCTTTGGGTATCCAACTGCCCTTTACGTCTTGTTTGTATCCAGTTTTTGTTGTCATACCGTAAGTTTCCTTGTTTCTTGATCTATTATAATAGTTCTATCCTCTGACTGCACTTTAATAATTCTATTTTCTTGTGGTACAATCAGCGTGTAGTATTCATCAATGTGTATTACTCTACCAGCCGTTAGTTGGAATCCATTTGCCTGTAGGTTAGCTTGTGCTACAACCAACTTGGTAATAATGAATAAACCTGTGGCCTGTGCTTGTAGTGCAGCATTAAAGAAAATAACAATCTCTGTAATAGGCACCGCAAGCGCAGTAGTAGTATTTAAGCCAACCGCATTATCACGTATGCGATTTGGGGTTGAAACGGTCGTAAATGTTGATACTAGTCCACTGCTGGTGTCTGTGACCTTCTGACCAGGTATTGCCACAGTGAACTGTGTGTTCAAGTCTGCTTCAACACGTTTGATCTTGTCTGCAATAACCGCAACATTGAACTGTGATGCAATGGCTGCTTCACCAAATACTGTTTTGATTGGATCCGCAGAACATGTAGCTTCAACTATTAGATTGCTGACCACATCAGTTTGTTTAAATGCTTCTGCGCTTAGTTGGCTTGCACTTTCTAATGTTATTAGGAAGTCACCAATCTTGGCCACTGCACTAAGTTGTGTTGCAATTGAGTCAGTGTCAATTTCATTGTCTCTGAATCTTGCATTGACCGTAGTTTGACTAAACTCACTTGTAACTAAAGTGTTACCTGGTGTTTTGAGTATCTTACCAAATGGTAATGCAAGATTGGCTGAGGCGGAAAGAGCAGAGTCTGCAAAGCGAACTCTACGTTCACTTGCAGTTTGAGTAAATGCACTTGATTGGTTACTTGCAGTTCTTGCAGTCTTAACTGCATTGGTTGATTGCGTAAATGCAGAACTTAGTGTTCTAGCACCAGGTGAACGGAATCTATCATTAATTACAGTCAATGCAAATGCACTAGCGAGTGCAACACCAGGCTCACGCAATCTAGCATTAATTGTGCTTTGTGCAGCCACAACATTTATATTAGCATCAGCATTTACAATATTTTGTGCATCAATGAATATTGTGCTTTGCGCACTAGCACTTGCACTAAAGTCAAATGTGTAACCAGTTAGAACTGTGCCTACTTTAGTGTAGTTCCAAGCAGGTGCTACGTTGTTGCCTGTTTCAAATATGCCTTGATTCCAGTTGTGGAACACTTCAGGAGTAATAAGATTGTTATCTTCATCAAAGCCTGGCTCATTAGGCATTACTTCTGTAGACGTTACTTGTCCATTAGTACCATAAGCTACTTCCCAATTAGTTGCATTATTATAGAAATCTGTATCTCTAATTACGTTAGGGAATCCTGTTTGCTTGATCCACAATTTGTTAATGTAGATGCTGAGGTCAGTTTTGCTACTGTCACCCCATGTTCCTGGGTTGTAACTAGTTTCAACAGTTCCATTCAGAATGGTTGAAGTGCCGCCGGTGCTAGTAAACACAGCTCCGTTAATAGCAGGAACTCCATCAAATGATGCTGCACCATAACCTTCGTTACCAATTAGTGGCATAGTTAGGTTATGCCATTGTGTAAAATCAATGTTGGTAGCTACACTAGTAAATGCTATACTTGAACTAAACCATTCATTTACATCTGCTTGCATGTAACGTGTAGCAGTAAATCTATAAGCACCTGAACTTAGTTTTGTTAATTTTAAATTTGTTGTGTAGTCAGGGTTGCTAATAAATCCTCTAGCATTAGCTCTCCACAGAGTAATTGTTTCATTGTTGTTTAGGTTTCTGCTTAGACGCAACCACATGTTAACTGTTGCCAAAGTAGTTAACCAAGTGTTAGTATCATTAGCGTTAACAGCAGTAATTGTACCACCGTTGATTAATTGTAGGTGTTTGAAGTTAGCAGTTGCAGTTAGTGTAGAGCTTGATGATAGATTCTGTATTATGCCTTTAAACTTGTCAACATTAGCTGTTAAAGTTGCTGTTGCTGTGAATGTTTCAATTATGCCCTGCAATCTGTCAGCCTGTGCAACCTGTGTGCTAACAACATTAAGATCGCTTTGTGCTGATCTAAATCTATCTCCAGCTGCAACCACAGTGGCAATAGCAGTAGCTTCCATTTCGCCAGGATTTAGAGCGCCAGCATTAACTGCAAATGTTAAAGCACTATCAATACTTGCACTAGCCTCAATGGTAAAGCCGCCAGCCGCAATTACACTTGCTGTTGCTGTAAGTGTTATAGAATTATCAATAATTGCAGTTGCAATTGCACTTACTGCGGCCTGACTACTAATGTTGCTTGATACATTTTTTGTAACACCCGCAACTGCTTCTAATCTTGTGTCTACGCTTAGAAGTGCTTGATTAGGTATGAATTCACTTACATCATCGTCTGCTGTGGCATCAAAGTGAACTAGTAAACTAGTCTTAGGTAAGTTTACAAATGGTTCTGTAGGAACTGTAATTGTAGTGCTTGAAGGATTCCAGCCCAAGGGCCAGCTTGAAGTTCCCTTCATTACTCTAAATTCATCTACTCTAGCAAGACTACCTGCTTGCCAATCACCTATTGCAAACGAACCATTGTTTAGACTGAATCCAGTGTTGGTAGTGGCTTGAGCACGTCTGGTTCCATTTAGGTATATTGCAGTCTGATTGCTGCCAACTCTGGTTAATATTAAAACATGGTTCCACACATCAGCCGTTAGTGTAACTGACGTAATTAGATTTGTTGAACCAACTGTGAATCTAACATCCGCAGAACTTGGACCTGTAACTGCTAGGTAACGTGATGTGCCGCCACTGTCTTTGGCCTGCAATAAGGGCACATTGGTAGGATTGCTGTAGATCCAAAACTCAATGGCTAGGTAATCATTATCAAATGACGAGTTGTTAGGTATAGCATACACAACACCATTGTCGCCATCAATCTTTGCAGAGTGCGTGCCAAACTTCTTAATACTTGCGTCATAGTCGCCTGCGCCTACACTCAGAGTATTTGCACTTTGAGTGAGCGGACGACCAGGATTGACAGGAGATAATGTTGCTGCAATACCAAATGCTGATTCTAATCTTGTTCTTACTAAATTGGTTACGCCAGTAAATGTTGCAGTTACTGAAGCTGTACTTGTTATAGTTGCACTTGCTTCTTTAGTGTTGGCATTTGCTGTAGCACTCAATGAAAACGCGGCTTGAATATTTGAATCAACGCCGCGGCTTCTACTTACATCTGTGCTTTGTGTGAATGCTGCGGCAGCATCAGCACTTAGTTGTTTGATTCTAATGTAGTCAGTGGCAATGTCAAATACTGCATTAAGACTTGCTGAATAATCTCTTAGTCTTGCAACTGCTAGAGCAAGTTGTGCTTCACTGAATGCAAACAAGTCAGCGCCTTCAATGTGACTGATTGTAGCTGTGGTTGAGAATGCTGCACTTACACTTGCACTAGCTTCTTTAACAACACCTACTAATGCTGTAACTGAGGCTGTTGAGCTTAACGCTGCCTCAGCTTCTTGTAGTGTGCCTTGTACTTCAGTTAGATCACATGCAAGTGTAGCAAACGCATTACCAGCTCTGTCTTCATAGTAATCATATTCAATGTAGTCTGGATCAATGTAGTAGCCTGACTCTAACACAGCCTCAGCGGTGTAGACATAATACTCCTCTGGTGTAAAGTATCCAAGTTCTATGTATAATTGATCTGAGGCTTGTCTTGACATTGCAGGTCCTTAAATTCTTAGATTAACTATTGTCATCTGTGAATACAGTTGATCCATCTGTTCCATCAGCGTGTATTAGTAACAATGTATTTGCATCATTGGTAAATGCCGCTGTTGGCGCTGTAAAGTTAGCGGTATAACGTGCGCTGTTGCTGTAACGTATCTCATCAATCCATCCATTGAAGCTTTCAATACCACCGCCAGTGCTAACAAAAGCACCAATGTCAATGTCTCCATTGGTGTCTAAGCTAGCTGAACTTGTGCCAATGGTTGTAACAGTTCCGTTAACAGAGCCATACCAGGTGTTACCACTGCGAATTACAGCAACGTGATAAAAGGCACCTGTGGCCACTGTGCCTATGCTGACACCGTTCCATATGTTCCATGTTGAACTGCCTGACGATGCATAGACTCTCATAGTAGTGCCATTCTGATATACAGTAAGTCCCCAACGACCACTGTTGCCAGTGAGACTCATAACGTGATAGCTTGTGCCAGTGTTGGCTGGTCTAATCTGCGCTTCAAATGTAAAGTTGCCACTGGCAGTTACACCTACAGCATTGGCTCTAAGATGATCGCCACTGCCATCAAACAAGGCACTGGCACCACCAAATTTACTTTGTGCGGTGTCTACTTGTGCATTGCCCACTGTAGTAATTACTAATCCACTTGGAGCAAAGGTAGCGCCTACCATAGAGCATAATACGCCTGCCATTATGATATATTCCCTGTTAGGATTGCTACAGTTGCACTTACAAACAAGATGTTGCAGACACCACGTGTTGCAAGACTCACTGATGTCTTGTTGGTGTTAGTGCCAGCAATGTAAGCGTTGGTTGTTGAAAGTGTAATTGTAATGGCTGCGGTGTGATTGTTATAGATCACAACCACATCACCTGCTGCGAATGTTGAGTTAGGAACTGTGATTGATCCGCCTGAAGCAACCTGCACAAACTCACCACGGTCTGAAGTTTGTAGTGTGTATGAACTTGACTTTTCTGCACCAGCACTTGGAATAACTCTAAAGCCTACACCATTGGTGCCATCTGCTGTACAGTTCTGTAGGTTACCACTTGTTGGTGTTCCTAACAGCGGAGTTACCAAAGTTGGACTTGTGGCAAATACCAATGCACCAGTTCCTGTTTCATCTGTTACAGCTGAAATAAGGTTTGCTGAACTTGGTGTGGCTAAGAATGTTGCAACGCCAGTGCCTAGACCGCTTACGCCAGTGCTCACTGCCACTGACTGACTAGCAAAACTTAACACGCCTGACCCATTGGTCTGTAACACTTGATTGGCTGTGCCATCTGCTATAGGATGTTGAATGCCATCTATGACCACACGACCTGTGCCGTCTGGTGTAATTGAAATATTACCATCGTTACCATGATTAATTACTATGCTGCCGCTATTGGTTCCAGCATGAGTGTTAATGGTCAGTGTGCTGGTTCCATACGTGGTTAAATTTACGGCGCTGTTCTGATCACCAACTCTAATTGTGTCTGCTGTGAGATATACATCACCTGTGCCATTAGGTGCTATTTCAATGTTGCCATTGCTAACACTTACAATGCTGTTGCCGTTAACGTCTAAGTTGCCACCTAGCTGCGGTGTTGTGTCCGCAACTATGTTTTCTAATTTGTCTGTGTTGAGGTTGGTGATATTTGCATCACCTTCTGTCCAGGTTAGTGCTGAACCTTTTGATGCTCTTGTGTATATTGTTGACATGTGACTTGCTCCACTAAATGTTTGTTCTACAATGCACTAGGAGTCTAAGTCTAGAGCACTGGGTGTTTTCAGCAGGAAAGGGGCCTAAGCCCCAAACCTGCATTTAACTATTAGGCCAAGCTAATTGTTAAGTTACCAGCTGACACTTGGAAAGTATCGCCAGTCTCAATGGTCTTTGAAGTTGTAACTGCACCGTAGAACAATACGTTACCTGCTCCAGCAGTAGCGCCATCCATAACTGCAACGTGAGTAATAGTTCCCCAGTTTGCTGTGGCTGCATCAAAGGTCACAGTTGCTGCTGAGGCGCTGGAACCGCCTGAAGCTGCGTTAAATGTGATTGCTTTGCGAGCATAAGCTGAACTAGAAGTTGTTACTTCGTCAGTTAATGTGCCTGCTTCAAGGTTGGCAGCTGCCGCTGTTGAAGTGTTGGTAAACAGAGCTAGGTAGCGTGTACCAGGTGCTGTGTATGATGTTGCAGTTAGAACGTGGTCTAACAGTTTGTTCTCTAGATAATTTGAGGCTGCGCTCATGTGTATTTCTCCTTATAAGGTGTGAATCTGCGTTGCGAATCGCACTTGTATTTAGTGCGGGGCTTCTAAGACGGTAGGGAAAGAGTCTGTTTTGTTTAGATTCTTGTGAGTCTCCACTGACTAGAACCAAGGAATTCAATGTCATAACTGTAGGTGCCTGTTTCACCTGACGCAATGGTTTGTCCGCTGGTGAATACGCCTTGCACACCAAATCCTACCACAGCACTGGTGGTTTTGTTTATGTGTAGTGTGTAGAGTCTACCAATTTGATCTGTACCATTAGGCAGTTGAATGTTGCCATTAATTGTAGCAGAATAGTCTGTGTAACTGATACTGTAGGTGAATAAGTCTTTGCTTACCCAACCAGCGGCAATGTCACCGTTAACAATGTTGGTATTTTCACCAATGGGTCTAACACTTCTACGATTACCTACTTCACTCCACTCTGTGCCATTGTAAAAGTCTAGCACCTTAGATGTTTCATTGTGTATCAAACTGCCAGTTAGTGGACTGCTTACTGCATTACGCTCTGTTCTAGTGTAATTGCCTAATACTAAGCGGCATTCAACTGTTGTGCCTAGGTTATCTTCAGACCTTAATAGTAATTGATCTGCGCCTATTTCTACATCGCCATCATACTGATCTGTGATTAAACTAATTCTATCAATGCCACCATCAAAAAGAATATAGTTGGCAGAGTCAGTTACGCCAATGTTTAGAGTATTGCCAGTGCCTTTAATAATTGCTCCACCAGCAGCTGGTCCAACATTGACGGTATCAAACTGTAGTGCAAGGTCTTTGCTAGAAAATCCTGTAGGTGCTCTTAACACTACGGTGTTATTATCAGCAACTCCTAGTGGCAGGTCATTGCTGGTTAAGTTAGCGGCACTTGCGTCAACAGTAATAGTCTTTGCTGTGTTGTCACCTGTGAAGGTTACGCCTGAACCTGCTACCAATGTGATAACACCATTCAAATCCGCAGTAACTGTGGTGCCTGCACTTCCTGCACGTAGACCCACAGTGGCATTCTGTAGGTTGGTGAAGTTCTGATCGTGTTCTGCTGTGGTTAAGGGTGAGCCCTTTGTGGCTCTGTTTACTATGACGGGTTTGGTCATTGTGTGTTCTCCATGTATAGTTTTTGTAGACTCATCACAGCTAAATTAACATTCTTCATGTGCTCCTGCTGTATGGTGACTGACCTAATCAGTTCTTCTTGTATTTTCTCCAGGAGTTCTACACGCTGTTGCATGATTAAGATTCTTTCCCAGGGGTCCATGTCTTCAAATATTTGACTCATTTTAGTCTTTCCTTCTGTGTGCTGAGGTGATACAGTCTAGTAACAACTTCAACATTGCCTAAAGCCCAGGGCTCACTGTTGTCCAGTCTGATCATGCAGTAGTCATCTGGTTTGCGTCCACGCTGCACAAACATATCATTGGGCCACAGAGTTCTGAAGTCTTCCCAGCTTAGGTTATAATCTTCCTTGCGATAACGTGCTTGTGCTCTATGCTTCTGCCACGCATAATACTTATCGTGCTCTACAGGGTCAGGACCACTGATCCATGTTTCAGGTGAACGTCTGCGAATCTTGCGTGTAGTAGTAGGCTTGGCTTTTGAGCCAATGATGTAGGGTTCATATTTTATTTGATAGGTCATTCAAACAGTTCCTCTTTGATTGTGCGTTTACTTGAGTCATCATTAGGCAGGTCTATGCCCATGGCCCTGCACCATATCTCACGACCTTGACAGATCAACTTCCAGGCTGTGCCTTTATAGTTGTGACCATTGGTGCGTGTCTTAAATGGTGTAAGGATATTGTTGGATGTGGAGAGATCACCGTAGCGGTCCAAAGTCTTTTGTGCTTCTAACACAGTTGCAATCTCATCCATCTTGACTAGGTATCCAAATTCTTTATTGATTATTTTAAGCCCATCAATGTAGGCACGCCATATGTCATTGTCCATAGCATGTAACATTGTCCATACTTCTTTGTTGTTGCGTTCTAGCTGACCATGTTGTTCAATCTGACGGTTAAGAGTTTCTGACACTTTCTTAACGATCATTAAACAATCTTGTTCATATTGTTTTCTATCTGCCATCTGCATCTCCTTTGTGTAAAAGTATTTATAAGATAAAGTTAAAGGAGGCTATAAATGTGGTCAATATGCGTCAAAGCAAACCAAACACAGTGAGCCATCGTTGACTAGGATGCGATGCCCATATCTTTAAGCCAACCATCTGTGCGTCTGTGTCTCTGGTGTAGGCCATCCAGAATGAACCGCCTGAGGCTGTGAAACGTTTGACGTAGTGACTGCCAAACATATCTTCTATTTGTTCACCAGGGGAAGAGAAGTCCCATACTGAGTCTTCTTCGTATATGATGTCTCTGACTAGAACCTTGTGAGTGCCACGCTTGGGCCTATTACCAACCCAGAAGAACTGCACACTATCAGGCAGTGGAGTTGTTGATGTCCTCAAGGGGGATGTCCAATTCGTCAGCTATCTCAGCCTTGTCATCGTCACTCCATGGTAGAGGAGCGTGACTCTCTGATGCAAGTGGTGTGTCAGCCATGCCTAGAATGTTCTTACTGAGAAATATCTGCACAGCCGCATTCATGTTTTCGCAAGCGTTGCGGAACATGGCCCTACGCAGTTTAACCTTCATCACTTCACGCCCTTTTGTGAGATTGGAACTAAAATTGTATCTAAGGGTCTGTTCAGTAATACCGTAGAAGTTGGATATATCTCTGTCTGTACAGCCCAGAGCTGCCAACTCCTCTACTTGCTCAGGTGGGACCACTGTTTTGTCACGGCCCACAGGCAGTCCTAGTATAGTGCCTTCTACTAGTTCTTTGGGCTTGGGCCCTGTCTTACTTGGATTATGTTCTGTCTGCATCAAATATTTATAGCCCCTGGATGCAATTGGGCTTTGAATTGGCGGTTTTAGGTCAATTACTGATCTAATACCCAATCTTCTGCGTAGTCTTCAGCTAGGTCTACTGTGGGGAATGGATGTGCAAAGCGTTCCATTTGATTTTCATCATAGCATACTGTGACCCAGTCTTTGAGCCAACTTCTGTGATACACGCGAGCTTTTACTTCTTTGCCCACGTGTTCACTGATTAGATTCATTTCTAGTTGCTGTTGCATTTCTAATTCCCATTGATGATGTAATGCTTGGCTGTCATCTTCTATATAGTGCATTAGCGGCTTCTTGACGTCTGAATTACACTGATTGTAGAACCACTCTGTATTACACTATAACCACCGTAGGGTGTAAACACCTGTGTTGATGAGATGCCTGTGCTGGGTGAGTATCCGCCACTGCCTGATGCCGCACTAGGGTTTTGTGCAAGACGCTGTTCCCATTCTGCACAGGTCCAAACGCAACCTGTTTTAAGGTGTGTGTTGTAGGTTGAACAACCACTCAATGTAGCCAATGCTAGAACTGCTATTACTGCTTTCATTTTGAGCCTTTGTGTTGTGATTAAGTTTAGGGTTTTGGCACTCACCCTAAAAGAGCGAGGAGTAGGGCTGTTACACCCTACTGCCATTTTACTTATTTTTTATTACTGTTAGTATGCTTTTCATTGTTTCTTGAAGTTCATCCAAACTGTAAGCAATGTTGGCTAAACTATCTGCTACTCTATCACCACTATCACTTTTTGGATTTGCTTCATTGCTGATAATAATACCTACTTCTTCAATTGCGTTTACTATACTATCAATTTGCTCTTTGGTTACCATTTTATTCTCCTCAGTTAAATGATATAACAACATTGTGTTGCTATGTAGTTATTATATATTTATCACACTAGAATGTCAAGCGGTTTGGATGACCGCTTTTGGATAAGATTTGGGCAGGCAGCGGGCCCAAAAGGGATAACACAATAGTTCTACACAGACTGCCTACTTGCACACCTGTGCAAGCCCACTCTTACTTACCAAGGTTCTGCTGACTCTGATACTTCTGTGACAGCCGTCCATTTATACACTCCTAAACAACCTTTGGCTTTTTGTTTACGACTAATGCTGTCATAGTCAAATTCGCCTTTGAATGTTAGATCTTTCATTTTAAGCATGAATCCAAATATATCTGTATTTTGACTTTTCATAAGCGCACAAAAGCCCTGTGCTACTACACGGCCTTTGGTTCCTGTGTTGCGTGTTTGTTTGCTGATATACACATCAAAGCCTGCTTGTTGCAGTTGTTCAAATTGTGTTTTAAACTTTCGTTTTTCATCTTCAAACCATTCTTTGGTATTTTCTGGTTGGCTACGATTGTAGGCAGTCCATGTGTTTTTAGTTTGGGCGCCATTGTATGAAAAGAACCAGCGTTTTTCTGTGGGTAAATTGTAATTGGTTGTCATGGTTAGGTGTAGGCCTTCTTCAGCGTTATCCCATAACCAAATGGTGAGGTTTTCTAAACCAGATGTTGGTGCGTTTGACATATTGTCTCCTTGTTTGCAATAGTATTTATACTACATCTAAAAGGAGATGTCAAGAAAAGAAGCGTTTTATATATTACTATAGAACTATTTAGAACATATAGAACAATAGAACTTTATAAAGTGGAAACCACTTTACTCTGGATTTCTTTTCAGAAACACCAACTAGAACGGCTTCGCCAAGAGAACGGGCTACGCCCAGATATAACGGCGAGGCAGTCCTTCGCCAAGAGAACGAGGCAGAGCCTCAGATAACAAATAGGAAACGCGGGCCGTCAGTCAAAAAAAAGCCCTGCCATAAAGACAGGGCCCATATTTCAATTGGTGCAAACAAGTTGAATATGTCTACGTTATTTATACAGTTTTACATTGTGCAATTTAATATTTGTAGGGCTGTGATCTTTTCACGTCCTCTTTACTAAGCCACTTAACAAATACTTTGCATTTGGCACAGGTCATCTTAGCATGGTGTATACCAAAAGGTCCAAGCACAATATTTTTTGGATGTCCGCGATGATCCTGCACAGGTGTATATTTTGCCATTATAATCTCCGTTCATGTAGTGTGATACATTTTACATAGTATAACTGAAATTCTGTAAAAAATCAAGAGAAACCGCATTTGCGGGGTATTGTATAGCTATGCAATGCCCCTACAATAGGTGTGAAGAAAATAAGGCAAAAAAATGCCTACCTCTGCAGTTTTACCTTGGCATTGCGCTTCAGTCTGACAGGATAGGCAATAAAAACCCTAGGGTTTTTTGTTCTCTAGGCTAGAAAACCAATTTACAGGAAGATAAACGGAACCCAAAGAACAAGTGTAGCGGAAACTCATCACGGAGTTTTCAGAATGGCAGTACTGAATGATATTGATGGGTGAAGTGACAGCCTCACCATTGTCTCCGCTACGCATTTATTTATTCTTGCTTAATGTGTGGTTTCTGAAAAACGAAGGTGCTTGTGCAGCCTTGACATCAAACACACCTGTTTCTGGATTTTTGTACATCTTGCAACTGAGGCAGTATTCACGCCAATGCCGCATGGGCCAAGCATGAGTTTTAATTTCTGTTCTGCGATCCACAACAATTTTGTTGCAGCTATCGCAGGTTAGTTCAACAGGGGTGAGTTTTTCTACTTGTGGGAATGCCGCACACTCATCGTCTGCGTTTTTGCGGGTCTTGTAGACCAAGCGTTGTTCAATTTCTGGTGGTATCTGCATCATGCAGATATTTACGGCATATTGGAATACACCACGGCAATTGCGGATGCGATAGCCGCAATGATGGTCGCTGTTGCAGCAATCAATGCTTTCAGCGTGGTGTTTTTATTGTCCCTTACTTCATTGGATATACTATCCAATTTAGATTCAACCTTGTCTAAGCGTTGATCCATTTGTTCAAACTGTTTTTGCAATCCCTCATACCTCAACGAACATTTGTCTACGTGAACTTCTAAGTTTTCTGATTCTAATTTGCTAACTGTAGCTAGACCTTGCATGATCTACTCCTTAGGTTGCTGAAATAGCAGCACCCAGTGCCACTCTTAACCAATTAGTGCCATTGTACACAGCTAGGCATGGCGAACCACCTGCTCCATTAGAACAGTAAGCAACGTCACCTGGACTTGCACCTGGTGATGTAGCAAATGTTGTAAGCTGTGCTACTGTGCGTGTTTCCAATCTTAATATGTCTTCAATCTTTACCACTGTGCTGGTTGGATCCAGTGTAAGCACACCTAATGGCTGCTGTAGTGCTGGAACTGCTGTACTGCTGATAGCGCCTGTGCCATCCAACAGCGCAACGCCACCATTAGTGTTGCGTTCTGAAATAATTGTGTTTACTGCTGTGGTCAATGCCAGCAGGTCAACTCTAGCTGCTGCTGGTGAATCAGCATCACTGTCTAGATTTGTTGTGTTAATTGTTGATGTTGGAAATGCCATGTTCTATCCTCTTTTTATATTTAATTAAACTTGATCAGCGCAGTAACAAATTGTTCCCGCTCATGTACTGTTCTGGTAATGCTTCAGCTACTACATCTATAATGCCATCTCTGGGCACGTTGTCTAGACCTACCAAACGTATTGAAGGCACAGTTTTATCTACCACAATAGGAACAACTACATTTGATGTAGGATAATCTGTTGAGTACACAGCCATGGTGTAATTGCTTACTGCTTTGGGTGTGATCTGTATGTTGGTAATGCCTGCAATGCTTCTACCCAAGTCCAATGTTCTTGCACTAGTTGTACCTGCCAGTGTTGAAGTATCAATACCATTCACACTGATTATTCTACTTTGATTTGTTGCTCTGGCACGCATGTTCAACAGTTGTGGTAAGCCTGAGGTATTGGTTACTCTTACTAAAATATAAACCATAGCGCCTTCAAAGGCTGGCACATCTGTGTCATCTTGCTCAATGTATGTTATAACTTCTTCACCTGCATAAGCACCATTGGATGAAAGCCATATATCGTATTCAACATCACCCACTGCTTCTGAAATAATTTCAATAGCACAAGGTCCAGGACTCAGTGCCAAAGGTTCTGATACCCATTCAATTGCTGCCGCTGTAGGATTCCAATTTGGTGCTGCTGCCCAAGTACTGAGTGCAGTCCATGATCCTGTAGGAGCAGGCTCTACAATATCTAGTATAGGATTTAAGACTGCTGTTGATTGTGGTAGTGCCATAATATCTCCTTAAACTACTGCTGGCTCGCCTGCTGGTACTGGAGACAGAGACGCAACACTATTTGTTCCAAATCTCAAATTAGCAGTTGCAATACTGGCCACAGACTGATTAAAATTTCTTAGGTACAGCACAGGAAATGCATTGTAAGAACTTTCTGTAACATTTGTAGGTAATCCATACGTAAACCCATTAACCTTGCTGGTTAATGCAATATAAGGTATGTGTGGCAATAACTGTAGACTGTTGCCTGTGCTGGTTACAGTTACAATCATGTACTCAAACCTTTCTGCTCTAAAACCACACAGAGGTTTGTTTGTGGTGTAATCAGGTTGTATGCTTACCACAGTAGAGTTGTTAACTGAATCTGCACTTGGAGCACCATAATAATAATTAAACTCTGCATGACTCAAAGGCACTCTAAGATTAACTGTGGTAACACCGCTGGCTGTGGTACTGTTAGAACCACTGATTGTAAGTTTTTCCCAACGCCCAACACCATAATAATTGTTGTATCTGTCCTGAGCAGTGATGCTACGTTCACGACGATATATTTCTACTCTGGTAAAGTTACTGATGTTTTCAGCATTGTACTTGACTTGGAAATACAATGTGCTAGGACTAGATCCAGTACCATCTCTTTGTATTCTACTCCATTCAACAACCTGTACCTGTGTTTTAGGACCACCAGCCTGTGCTTCTTGTAAGACAACTGAACTATCTCTAAGAATAAAGTTTAACTGCTGCCAATAGTTAGGGAATGTAGTGCCTGCTACAAAATTCACAGCACCTTTACCATACCATCCTTTAAAGGCGTTAACAACTGCGCCATTATAAGACACCAATGGTACTAAAAAGTATTCATATTGAACATTATATTTTATAACTGTGCCAATGAAGTAAAATCCACCTGAAAGATTCATTGGACTTACTCTTGTGCTACTCCAAGTAGCAGCACCTGCTTCTTTAAAGTATAATCTAGCACCACGCCATATAGTATCAGGATCTACAACAGGATCAATATGAAATCCAATACTGCTGTTGCCTGTGGCAAGGTTCTTGCTTTGTGTAACAGTAAATTTAAATTCTCTTGGATCTGCAACACCACCGCCAGGAGGTGCATCTTCTGTTGTTAATAAATTAAATGCTGTAACATCTTCTTGACCCTGTGCAATGGCCTGAGTGGTTGTAAAGATGTTAAAGTTAGTAGCGCCTAGTGCATCAGTTTGCACATCTGTGTTCATTACTCTGTACTGTTTGGTGCTTTGCTTGCCATCAGTGTATCTGAATCTAACTACCCAATCATATTTGTCAGTGGTTCCTGCTGTGCCCAGTGTTGCAGGAAATTCAAACGTGTAAGGTGCGCCTTCTGAATAGGCCACAAAGTCTACAGGTTGTTTGGTCCAATAGGTATTTGCACTTGGTTTAAAGTAAATGTCTACGCCTGCAATCTTATTTGTAATAGGATAGTTATTGATGTCCTGTACCACAGTGATATTTGCACGTCTTGGATTGCTGGCTGCAATAGGACGACCATCTATTGATTTGAATACATTGTTGTAGGTCAGTGGAGGTGCTTCAGTGTTTACTAACCAACCACTGGTAACAGTTTCTTGGTAGTCAACAGGATTACCTGTACCACCTGCAACAATAGGAATGTTTACTGTGCCTGCAAATTTACTAGACTCACCTGTGCTGTATTTTACTCTACTCTTAATGATGTAGGTAAATCCAGCAATGAGTGGTTTTAGTGTTGCAGTAATGTCTTGACCAGCACCTGGCTTATAAGGAACATTAACTGTGTCCCAACGTGTTTCACTTGCAATACTGCGTTTGTAATAAAAGTCAACGCTGTCAAATAAAGCATTGTTAGGTTGCTTGTAGGTTAAGAATAAGAAAAATCCAGTGGTTGCATTACCTGACACCACATAGTTGTCAATAGTAATAAAATCAGTAAGTTCTTGTATTGGAGTAGGTGCTGGAGGAGGAGTGTTTACACCACCGCCTTCATTTACTGGACCATCAGGTGCACCTACACCACCACCGCCTGTAGCATCTGTACCATCTGTTGGAGGTGGATTAACAACTGGATCTGCAATAATTGGATCACCTGCACCATCACGTGGGAAGTCTGCACTGGTAGGTGGCACAAGTCCAACTGGAGGTGTGCGTCTATTACCTGGATAATAGATCTCTGCACCTTTTGGAATGTATGGAGGAAGCACCACGTCAATTTCACCCACACGAGCATGTGGATACATGAAGTCAGGGTTTCTTACAGCACCAATATCAAATGTATAATCATTGTTTAACTTTATACTTACAATGCGCCATGGAATTGCATTAGCATTTGGATCTGTACCAAACTTTAGTATGTTGGCTTCAATGTAGACATTGTCACCTGGCTCTAGTTCAAAGCATGAACTGTCACCTTTGAATGTAATTGAATCTTGATAGCGTGACTTTTCTAAGATTAGGCGTGCCATGTCTTTGGCAATAGCATAATTGGTTAGACCTGGAAAGGTAATTTCTGCCTTGTTCTCTCTACCACCGTCATCAATTTGTAGAGACAAACGTAATGCTTCCTGTTCAGGGTACACAACTTCTTGCACACTCCATTTTAGGTCTGGGTCTACATAGCGCACCACAACTTGGTTGTATTTGCTGCCTCTGTCAATACCTGTGTAGGTAATTGAACCTACCATATTGTCTTTGGTAAAGGTCTTAACAATAGTAGCCGCACCTGACAAGATATCATTTGCATTGCCAGCATCTTCAATCTTAAGTTTGTATTTGCCTTGAACAAACGGCAAATAGCCCCTAAAATTGCTTAACAAGGTCTTAGTGTTGTTAAAAAGTGTTTGTCCTGTATCCAACACAATGTTAGTGGTCATGATAGGACCTTGTATGCCATTTACATAGGTAACTGTTTGGTTACACTTGGCAGCGGCTGTGCGGAAACTAGCCCAATCAATTTCTGAATTGCTAAGTCCCTTACCATAGCGTGGATTGCGTAGGTAGTCTAACAATATTTCTGCTGGGTTTGTTGAATAACGTTCTGTGTAGTTTGCACTACCATAGCTGTAGTTTTCAGTATCTGTATCAATCAAGCTGGCTACTTTTTTACCCAACAAACACACCTGCACTTGTGGAATACCACCACTAAATGGATTGTTGTCTGAATCTTCTTGAGTCTTAATTTCTTTCCATTCATAGCGAGCAAACATTGTAACAAGACCATTGTGTGCCATAGTTGATTTCCAACTAGGTGAGTCTTTGGTAATTGCTTGTGTGCCTATAGGTGAGTTTGCAGGATTACTGTAAAATGTTCCTTGGAAGAATTGTAATCTTACTCTACCAGCATACTTGCCTGTGGTAAGTTCAATTGCTTGTCCTGCATTCAAAGGAGCAATTATGTTGTTGTCTAGCTGTGTGTCATCAATGAATATTTCACGCAAGCCTTCAACAGCACCTTCTGCAAATGTGTAAACAACCCAAAGGTATCTGTTGTTGTCTGCACCTGTTTCAGCAAATGTTACTGAGCCTGCAAGTTTTCTATAACCATACACCACAGGTATGTTTACGTTTGATCCAGTTTGTTGTATTAAGACGCCTTGCTGTCTATCTGCTTCAGCACTATCATTGGGTATGTCTGGAGAACCAAATATTCCCATAAACGGACTTGCTACGAAGTTTACAACGCTGCTGATTACTTTGCCAACAGCCTTTACAACGCCTGTGATGACATTACCAACTGCCTTGGCAACACTTTTAACTGCTTTAACTACGAAGCTCATCGTCTAACTCCTTGGTCATCCACACGCCTTCAGTAAATCCTAGATGTGTGTATATTTTTTTTGTTCGTTCTGGATTAATTCCAATATCGCCTGCTGTTAGTTTTGTGCAACCACACATCTTTGCCCATTGCTCAACAGCGGTGTATAATTCTTTAAAGTTGTCTAATGACCTATGACTTTCTAGCAAGAAGATCATGTCAATGTGTCCAATAAGGATCTTTCTATTCCAAGGCACAGTGGTTACACAGCCTGCAACAAGACCAATTGGACGTTGACCTTCATAGGCATTGAACCAAATGTATTCATTGTGTGAATTGTAAAGACGTATTGTTTCTAACACTGAGTCAGTGTCATATTCTTCATTAATTTCTGGCAAGCGTTCTATGGCTTCATCTCTATAGTAACCAAAGAGATTTACTGTAACATCTATTTCGCTTGGCTGCATACGTCTTACTATCATTTACTTACGTCCCCACTTAAATTCTGTTTGACCAACAAAGCCTGATTTCTCAAAGGCTGTATCATAGTTATAACCTTGGTATAACCAGTTGCTGCCATTGTTGGTTTTTCTGCTGGCAATTCTTTCAAAGTCAGCAAACAGAGTGGAACACTCCACAGTGATACTAGCGGAGTTTGCAGTTTCAGTGATAGCAACGTTGTGTAGTTGTCCATCAAATATTATGATTGGTGTGTCAATGATGTCAAGACTCATTGGATCAAAGTCAAGGAATGCTTTGCGTATCACAACACGCTGGCCTTCAAAGTCTTTGTTTAAGAATCTGTTTACCATACCTGATCCTAGACCACTTAGGTAAACTGAGAACTTACCAACCTTCACATCAAACTCTTCTGGCACAGTTGAGAAGCCAATAAAGTCTCCTTGTGCTGTGTAGGTATTTGAATTGAATACTATATCAAAGCCACCTGAACAAAGATACAGGTAGGCAGGATCTCCTACAGCGTCAGTGAGGTATAATTCTAACAGGTCTACACATATAAACTTGTCACGAAAAAATTCATCTCTAGTGGTACTTGGATATGTTTTCATTACCAAACTTCTCGCATATCTAATTGCATTGTGGTAATGCCACCAATGCCTACATCAAATTCTTGTATTTCGTTGTCAAGTATAACATTGAATGGCACAGAATTAAAAACAATCTGTGTTCCACTTGGCACAGCACTTACCAAGCTGCCTGAGAAATACAATGGCTGACCATATACCCAATCTGCTGTACACATGTAAACTTTAGAATGATTAGAGAACTTAAAAAAGTCTCCAGCAAGTAAAAATGTATCGCCACTTGAAAATCCAGCAACTGGCACAGAGTTGTCACCAATTGCTTTTGCACTTGATGTAGTCACTGTGATACTGCCCAGTGTAGTATTCTTTGTAAAACTAAGTTCTGGCAACACAATTGAAAAGTTATCAAGCTGTCCATACTGTGCAGCCACAAAGCCCAACACTGGGCCCATGTTGTAGGCAGTTTGATTAGGAAACTTTGTAGTAAAAGTATAGTAGCTGTGCCCCATACCTACTCTGCGTTTCTTGCCACTAATTGTTTCGCTGGTTAAGGTTGGTGTGTTAATCTTAAAGTTAACAGCTTCAAAGCCAGGGCTAGATGGAAACGTTCCACTCATTATAACATACTCCTTTGTCCACGTTCAGTAATTGCGTCACTGACCATTTGTTGTATCATGCCACGACGCTGTATTAATAAGTCATCAAAGCCTTCTGCATCATTGGCTTGGATGTTAAAGCTAATGTTCACAGGTGCACCACCTAGGTCACTGTTGCGTGTGATTGATCCAGTTGCGTTTGGTGTAAACAATTCAGGACCATTCTCACCAACTAGATAAGGTTGTCCACCCATAACAGGTCCACCAAGTTGACGTCCTGAATATTGTTGAGCTCTGATCTGTGCAACCTGTGCAAGACCTAAACCAATTGCTGCCGCAGCAGCAATAAAGCTGAATGGTGGCGGATATGTTGCAAGTGCTTTGGTTGCTGCCATGTAGGTGTTCATGATAGCGTTGGCAATGTTAAATGCCTTGGCTGCTTCAAACGCCTTCTTATTTTGTGCGCCTAGTGCGGAGAACATCTGTGCGCCTTGGTCAATGGCAAACTGTGCCTTCTCCCCTTCTGTTTTCTTCTCAAATGCAACTCTGTCACTGGCAATTCTCTTCTGACGTTCGCTTTGACCAACTTGTCGTAGTATAGCTTGATCTTGCTGGCTTAGTACAGCAGCTCTACCATTGTTCTCAGCTTCTAATACTTTGTTAATTCTATCTAGTTCAAGTTTCAAACGCTGGTCAGCAATTTGTCTGTCAAATTCTAGTCTTTCTAATTGTTGTTTACGATATAGATCTTCTTTGCCCTGTAACAGCGCAGCTTCTTGTTCAGCACTTAGTCTAATGTTGTTAACTTGTAAACTTAGTGCAAAGTTATCTAGATCTTGAATTTCTTTTGTATGGCGTGTCTTAATTGCATACAGTTGATTATTTTTTGCAATCTCACCAATAATTGTATTTTGTAAATTCTGCTCCATTGAAGCCTCAGCCATTTGACGATATCTCTTGTCAGTGCGGAACTGTTCTTCACGGATCTTCTTAATGTCATCAGCACTCTTGCCTTCCATTAATAAACGGAATTCAAGTTGCTTTTGTAATTCTTTTTCAACTGGGCTTTGACCACCTAGTATTGCACCAAATGCAGCACTAGCTTGCTCACTTCTAAGTTGTATCTGACGCTTGATACTATTTTCTTCTTCAATAGCTGTGCGTAAACGTTTTTCTTGGTCAGTGGTAATGCTTAGGCCAACTTTTTGTAACTTGGCTGCTTCTTCTGCAATAGTTTTTCTAACAGTTGCTTCTTGTTCACCAAGGTTCAACACATCACGTTGATACTGTGCGCTTTGTTGTAGCTTTGTAACTGTGTCATCAAATGCTTCCAATGCTTTGCGCATTGCATCATTAAGTCTATCTGCGGCTTCAGCATTGGCATTTAATGGAGGTCCTGCTTTTTCTACTTCTTCTTTAATTTCTTTAGCAACACCTGCAGCATCACCCAGCGCACTATCAAATGCATTACCTGCTACTGTAGCGGCAGCAATAGCACCTGCTACTCCTAGTGTTAGTGTTAGGATTGCACTTAGACCACCTGTGGCAATTGCCTGCATGGTTGCAGCAGCAATACCAACAGCTCTAATAGCTTTAGTAAGTGTAACCATTGCAGCCACTGTTCTGGCCACAAATCCAATTAATGCAACAAACTTAGCAGCCGCAAGAATTGTAAACAACACAGCAGCCGCTTGTGTTAACAAGCGTATTGCTGGTAGTAATCTATCTTTGAGTATGGCTTCAAAGCCGCCTGCTTCTTCTACAGCAGCCTTAATGTTTCTAGCAACAGCAATTAGTAATGGTGCAATTTCAGCAATGGCTTTTTGTAGCGCACCTTCAGCAATGAACTTCAATTCATCTAGCGAATCGCCTGCTTGCTCAATGGCTCTTACATCAAAGTCACTGAGTGCAATGCCCAATGCTTCTGCTTCACGTTTGAGTCTTTCTGCATTTTCAGCAGCTTCAAGTAACCTAGGTCCTTGTTTGCCCAACAAATCCAGTGCAGCAGCACTACGTTCAGCTGGTGTAGGTAATTGATTAATTGCCGCAGCAATTCTTGCAAATTGTTGATCAGCACCTAGTCTTGACAATTCACCTGCTGTGAGGTTTAGACGTTTAAGCGCATCTGTTGCTGGTCCTGTGCCCTTGACCAATGCATCACCAATGTTGGCTTGTAGTTTGCGTAAGCTGTTTGTAAATTCATCAGCACCAACACCTGCAAGAATTGCAGAGTTTTGAAATGCTTGTAAACTTTGAACAGTAGTGCCTAGTGATTTAGCTGTGTCAGCTAGAGCACCTACGCTGTCTAGTGTTTTTACAGTAGCAAAGGCTAAGGCACCAGCAGCGGCAGTAACCACGGCTAATGCCTTAGTAGCAGCACCGCTAACAGCCTCTATGTTAGCAAGTGCTTCACCTAGCTTCTCAATTTGTCTTTCAGCTTGACTAGTGTCCGCCGTAATTCTAATTTTTGGATCCGCCACTTACCCTCTCCTTTGCTTTTTCATTTGTTTGTGTTCCCAACTGTAGAAAGCCGCCCATGTTTGAAACTCATCTACAGTCATATCAAACACCTGTTCTAGTGTAAGACCCAGATCCTTGCCCAGCCTACAGGCAAACATCAAATCTGGATCTTTTACGAGTTTTTTTCTATTGTCTCCACATCACTAGTGTCAGTCCCGTTATTGATTTCACTAACAACTCTAATCAATACCTGTGGATCAACTTCGTTAAGTAGAACCTGCTTGTCCATCATAGTAAACATCTTAGAGCCATCCTCATTACGAGCTTTGACAATTAATGTTTCTACTAGTGCTTCAACAGTCTTACCTGTTGTTGCTAATTCAATTAATTTGCTTTGTTCCTTAAGCGTAATGCTTTGTTTGAAGAAAACTTTAGTTTCCCATTCAGGCACATAGATGCTTAAAGAATCTGCTGACAATTTTGCACGAAAGTGTGCCGTTGCTTTATCTAATACTTTGCTCATTTAAATTTTTCCTTTGGTTGAGTCTAATGCTGGTCCTATGATACCTCTACCTTTGTTAGCAGCTCGCATGCGAGGTGTTCCACGTTCAAGATAGGGCACATAAGGAACTGAGTTGACAATCTCTGGGTTTTTGACAGAGTTTGTCTTACGCCATCCAGACTGGGCAAAGCCTGTTCTCACAGGAGTAAAGGCTTTGGCCTCGTCTAGTAGTGTGTCAGCAACACGTTGGTAAAAGTCATCAACCTCTTCGTTCAAACGACGAATAGTTGCGTCAATGCCTGTTACCTGTATCCTTACTGACATACTATTACTTAAGCATAACTCACAGAGCCACTACCCTGGAATGAAATTGAAGCTTCAATCAATCCATCGTAACTTGCATTCACTGTGTAACCAGTGATGATTACGTTGCCTGTGAAACCAGTTCCACTACCTTCTGGGTATAGAACGATTGCAGCAGGTGCACTTCCTACTTGGCTTGTGCCTGTTACGTTTGGATTCATTCCATTTGTTGACCAATGACTTGCATTCCACAATACATCTGCGGAACCTGAGAATGTGCTCATGCCTTTAACATAAACACGGGCGTCATTGCCCATTACACTTGTTTCAATTGTGTCAGCTGTGGTTTCAACGCTCCAAGAACGAACTTCTGCAACGTTGGCGCCACCAAAACTTACAACACCGTTATTTCCTACTGTAGCCATGATGTCTCCTTAAGCGTTAGTTTGATAATACAAAGGACCATTACCTTGGAAGCTGATGCTTGCCTCAATAAGTCCATCGTAACTTGCATTGATTGTGAAGCCAGTAATGATTACTGAACCACCTATCAACTTGTCTGTGCTTCCTGCTTCACCTTCTGGATATACCACTAGGTAAATGGGACTTGATCCAACAGTAGAAGCACTAGCGTTTGGATTTATTAGATTGAACTGAGTGCCGTCAAATAAAACATCTGCGTTGCCGCTCCATGTGCTCATCCCCTTAACATAGGTTCTTGAGTCATTGCTCATTACTGATGTTTCAATTGTGTCTGCTGTTGATTCAATTGAATAAGAACGGATCTCGCCTACTGCGGTTCCGCCTGTTGGTGCTGAAGTGCCAGGAGTTGTCCAAGTTATTGCGCTTGAACTGGTTGAAACCCTGACAACACCATTATTGCCTACGATAGCCATAATTAGTCTCCTTGAGTGTTATCGTTGTTGCCAACCTCTTCTTGCGCGGTGGGTTCTGGCGGTACCGCTTTCTTGGACTTAGGCGCACGAAGGACAATTACTTCCTCCATGGGCACCCAACCAAAATTCTTTAGAAACTCTGCTTCTTCAATACGGCCCAATCTCTGCTGCATAGTTCCTGGTTTGTGATATGTTATCATCTTAGCTCCTTACGCTCTGCTTATGGATTTAATCTATTATAAAAATAACCAACATCCAGTGTCACTAATATTTCTGCCAATGGATGCATTCTATCAATTACTTCTATGGTTGTTATAATAGAATCTTTTACACCTGAACTATACAACTGTCTGTAACGTTCTGATTCAAGTGCTGTTTCAATTTGATTTATTAGTTCATTGCGTAAACGGTCAAGTTCTTTACCCCTGACAAAGCCACGAATGTTTAGTGTGATAGTGCCCTGCTTAATGCCATTTGCACCCATGGTAGAAAGTTCGCGTTCTTCAACAGCGAATGTTACCAACACAGCAGGAAACTGCGTGATTGCTAGTTCTGTTACTTCAAATGGTTCACGTGTAACAAGGACTGGACGTGGATCATCCATTTCCTTAAGTGTATCTATAACGTGTGTGACAATATGTTCTCTGAGATTCATCTGCGTAACCTTAAGGCAACAACTGGATCTTTCTCCATAGCTTCTACTGTGCCATCGTCATCTAAATCATAGAGAACGCCTTCACGTAGAATAAGATCCATTTCATGTTCAAATCTGCCACTGTAGTATTTCATCATCACTGAGAACTTGTCTTCTTCAGGAGTGAACTGTGTTAGCTTAGGACAGATGTGATAAGCCAACGCATGGTAAATGGTGGCTTGTGTGAATTGACTTTGTGTAAGTAGTGTAGGATCAAATTGCGCTGTGGTTGCAAATTTCTTTGCATAGGATTGATACCAGCGAACCTTAAGAACGCGGTTGATTTCTGCTTCAGAACGTGCTAGTTCTGCGTCCCAATCTAGAACGCCGTAGTCTGTTATTGTGGGTTCAACGATCAACAGATCGTCTATTGTAGCATACGCCATAGAAGTCCTACTCCTGATTAATTTGACATGAAGCAAGTCCTACTTGCTTTGATAATGTATTTAGCGGAAACGATTTATACGCCGTGAAAAAGCCCCTAAATCCTAAGACTTAGAGGCTTTGTCGTCTGCTAGATAAAGAATGTAGTAATGTCAGTAACTACGACTTTATTTATTGATTAAGCAGGATCAACTAAAGATGAGTCAGCAGTGATCTTAACACCGTAACCATCATATAGTTCACCAACGCCATAGTGTGCTGATGCAACGATGTCGTCACCAATGAATGAAGCACGTCTTTGTGTTTCAATGTTGATGTCGCCAATCATAGCAAGGCCTAGAGCGTCACGGTGGAATACTGCACCAACGTAGTCACCAGCTGTGCCAGTGTTAGCAATGTTGCTAGACTCAAACACTGGAACACCAAATAGTGTACCAACGTAGCCAGTCTGCATTGCTTCGTTCTGGATGATACCAGCATTTGGGTTAGCAAATGTGTTTGTCAATGCTGACTTTAGGTCATAAGCAACGTATGGGTTAACCACACATGCTAACTGATCTGAAGGAACAGCATTAGCACGTAAACGTGCAACTGCTTGTGCCAATACGGCTGCTGAGAATGCTGTTGAAGCACTACCAACGCCTACTGAGAAGCCACTGAATAGGGCTAATAGGTCTTGGTCCATTTTCTTAGCGATAGCTTCGCCAAATAAACGTCCCATGTCAGCTACTACGTTAGAAGCAGAGCTGGCACGTACTAGGTCAGTAATGATAGTACGGATTGCAACTGTGGAAACAGTTAATGTAACACCGTCAGTGCTTACTGCTGTGTTACTTGCCTCATCACCTTCTGTCAAAGCCGCTGCGGTTTGAGTTGGGTAGATAGGAACAGTAATTGTCTTACCGTTGCTTGCTGGAATTGAATAATTCTTTACTAATCCACGCATGATGGATCTTTCGTTTGCGACAAACATTGCTTCAGCAGTGATTGCTGGCAATAGGTCATTTAAGGTTGTAGTTGTTGAACCGGCCATAATAATATCTCCTTGATGTTAGGCTAAACCATGTGTCTTGCGGTGTTCCGCATAGACCTTGCGGTGTTCTGGATTTTTCATATCCAATTTGCTAATATCAAATGCATCTTTGCTGTTATTAATAGAAGTCTTGGTATTTGTAGTGCTTGGTGTTGGTTGAACAAAGTGTGGATTCGCATCTAAAAATTCTTTCACCAACTCCTCAACTCCTAGTGCTTTGCCTGAATCACTGTAACGGACTGATCCGTCTTGACCAATGACTTCAACTTCGCCATCATCGTTGAGCCTTACATTACTCTTTAACAGTGACTTAACTTGTTCTGGATTAACAGAACGATATTTTGCCGCTGTGCTTACCAATGGTGTATCCACCTTGTATTCTTTAATAACTGCATCGCGCTTTTGAATCTCAGCGTCTTTTTTTGCAGCTAAGTCTTGCATCAACTTTTCAAACTCTCCACGCTTTTTAGCTTCCTCTAATCTCTTAGATTCTGCTTCTGTTTTGAGTTGACGAAGTTCATCAATATCACCTAAATCAGCAAATTGTCTTTCGTACTTTTTGCTAATGCTGGCTTTTAAGCCTGCCATGTGATTATCAAATTCTTCTTGTGTGTAAGTCTTTGCTGGTTTTGCCTGACTATCTGTATTGGCTGAAGCGTCAGTTGCTTCTGTTGCCGTGGTTATTGTAGAGTCCATCGTTACTCTGCCTCCTTAATGAGTGTGTAAGTTTATTTATGTTAAGTGCATTTAACTGTTGTGAAAATGGTGTTATTTTCGCGGTTTAGTAGGCTTCTTAACCTTGGGTGGTTTATGCTTAGGATGAACTAGGTCAGTGTGCTCAGTGTTGATGTATTCAATTAAGTTTTCACACCAAGACTTAAATCTATCTGGTGTCATCTTGTTGCGCTTGAGATTGTTTTCTAGTTTTCCTAATAATGCATTACAGCCTCTGTGAAGAACTGCCCTAACTAATCCTGATGTGTGACAATGATCTAAAACTGCATCATCTACAATTAAGTCATTGCACAGCGCACAACGATATCCTTGCTGTTGTGCAAGTTGTTCTCTAGTGGGTTTAATTTGGGTATATGTTAATCTAGGCATGTATACTAATTAACAAGTATGGCATGAAGTAGATTGTAATAAAGACTTTGACGCTGTAGTCAAAGAGTTGCTCGTATGTCATTGAGTGTACGCCTGTCCTGCTGTATTAGGACGGGCGCAGGAGTTGAATTGTTTTTGTATCTAGGATGACTCCACAACCATTCGTACTCTGCGTCTGAGTCAAGTCGCTTGCATAACTTCTTAAGTCTGCGAGGTGTAAGATCCACAATGTATACTCTTGCATGGTATGGCTCCAAATCTACGACTTGACTGCGCCATTTTTGTATGCAGATCTTACCCTTTTGCCAAGCGGCATAACTCCATGGACATTCTTTACGAATGCTGTAGAAGTAATCAGCCCACTTAGCCTCTGCGCTTACCGCCGCCGCCTGTCTTTTTTCCACCACGTTTTTTCATGTTAGTTCTCTTAGTTATTATTTCTTGCAGCCGCTGCTGCTGCTTCTACGATGTCTTCAACAGTGATGCCTGGAATCCTATCCATAATTTCTTGATTGGTTAGTCCTTGCATTAACAGTTCTTGTATCTGTTCTTGAACTTCTACACTTACTGTTTCAATGTATTCATCATCCATAGGTTCCCATTTGGCACACCAGTAGACTGCTCTTACAGGCGCATCAAACTTAGTGCAATACAATTCGCCTGGCTTATAGTATTCACAGTTAGCACAGTTTTGTCCCTCTGGAACTTCTGCATTAGTTGCTGGTTGATAAGCATTAGGCAAGTTTGCATTTATTTCTTCACCGTCAGGATATAGTCTACCTGGCTGTGGATTAGGATCAATGAATGGCAAATATTCTTCTTCTTCACCCATCCACTCAAGGATGTGTTCATCAATCTTGCGTAGCACAACTGCATCAGTTGCTGTGTCTTTGGCAATTTTTAATTGTTCAATTTCTTTGCTGGTGTCACGTATGTTGAATGAACCTGGGTATTCAACATCGCCATCCCACACCATGCCTTGATACTGTGCATACAGTTTCCAGATGTGTTCTTCAGCAAGTTGTAGGTTGTCTGCTTTCTCGCTTAGTTTAGCGTTAAGCAATTGAAATTCTGTTTCCATAGCAACACCACTCATTGTTCTTGATTCAATGGCACGCACAGCACCAATGTTGGCCATCTTATCAATAGCATCAATTGAGTTTTGTATGCTGGCATAGATCTGTGCTAGGTCAGTGCTTACACTCAGCAAGTATGGTTTTAATGCTGCATCCATATCTTCAGGCATGTGGATCACTGCACCTGCACCACCCACAGCTTCTACGCTTGGTGTCTTAACCAATGCTGGGTGACCATTCAATCTAATGCTTTGTTCTATTTCTGAATATTCATTGTAGATCTTGCGTTGGTGATCAGCAATGTCACTGATGTCGCTTAGACCCAATCCACGCACAGGTGAACGATGATTGTAGGCTATTACCACAGGCACTATACCCATTTGATTTTCTTCAATGGTTTCTTCAGTTAGCTTTTGACGCTCTGTGTCCACAACCATAGTTTTGATGTAGTCATTGGTCCACTCTTTAATAACTGTGGTACTGCCGTTTACATCTTCAATGTATTTGATGTAGTCTATTACGTATTGTCCATTTGGTGAACGGCTCCAATTCCAATCTGTGACAGTAAGTGGCGTAAGAATTGAAAGATATGGTCTGACACCTTGTGCAAGCTCTTCACCACGTGATACTGCACCAATGTTTGGTTTAGTAACCATAATAAATGCGTGTCCAAACACTGAACTCCAAATGCTTACTTCTTTCATGAAGTTGTCTAGTGAACGTCCATCATAGTCAGCGTCTTTGAGGAAACTTTCCAATGCTGGGTCATTGGCAATACTTTCAAATTCACGCTTTGGATTTTCACGGAACAGGAAGCTCACGTAAACTGAGATCACTGAACGGCAGTGATTGTCTAATGGAGTTGCTTTTAACCTAGCAGCGTATTCGCTTGAAGTTTCAAGTTGATACTTGGTTAGCTGTGCAGACTCGCGATAGTCCTCACCACCAAGGTAACTTTGTAGTAAGTATTCCCAACGTTTCTGAAATCTAGTGTAGGTATCGTTAGTTGATACCGCTAGATTATATGCATCTTGTATAATTTTATCCATTTATATTACCCCAGTTTATGTCCCCAGCGTGTGGGTTGTTGAATTTGTTCACGTGCTCTATTGATTGGGAACAAGCCGTCTACGCAATATCCCAATGCGTCCATCATGTGGTCCAAGCCACTAGTCTTATCAGGTTGGCTTGTGCCTTCTTTGTATACTTGTTTCTCTAAGCCTTCAATGGTGTGTTTGCACTTAGGATCTATAAACAATTTGATCTCACCACTTTGACTTAGGAATCTTGAGTTAACAGCATTTACTCTATCTCTAATAGCAGTATGCACACTCTTAGCTTTTACAGTCCAACCTGCGTTTTGCAATATTCTAATATCAGTTTGACCATTAGCACTGGTCTTGCGCTGTGCTCCAGCAGGATCAGGGAATGCAATTACCCTAATGCTAGGATAACGTGCATGAACTTCTTCTACTAGTTCATTGGTGTTGGAACCAAAGATACGCACTTCATCAAATGCGTGTAGCGTTTCACCTTCTCTGTGGAACAGTATAGCACTCATTGGGTCAATGTTAAAGTCACAGCCCACATAGATTGTGTGCGGTGTCTTAGACTCAAAGGGCTTAACATGCAAGCGTCTATCAAATGCGTAGTAAACACGGCCTGCATACTCTTCAAAGGTTGCCATAAACTCTTGACGGAATGATCTTTCATCAAGGTCACGTCTAGCCGCTTCAATTTCTTCTAGTGGAACGTTGCCACCATCAATGGTTGTGAACTGAAAGCTCTTCCACTGTGAGCTTTTGCTCTCCATCATGTACATGTCATCTGCCCAGTTACTGAAGCCCTTGGGAGTTCCAATGAACATAGCACCACCCTGCTTGTCAGCAAGTGTAGGACGAAGAACTTCAAACCAAGCAGCTGAGTCCATTTCTGCAAACT